TGATGCCTTGGCATTGACTGTGCATCCAATGATGGCTGTAGATGCTTCTAGGCTCCCTCGCGGTGCTAAGCTAGAGGTACGTCCGGGCAAAGCAATCTTGACTAATGGTAATCCTGCTGAGATCCTACAACCATTTAATTTTGGTCAGCTTGATCCTAATACATTTAACCAAGCCGCTACTTTACAGCAGATGGTTCAGATGGCTACAGGTGCAATTGATGCCGCAGGTATTCCGGGTTCAATCAATGGTGATGCAACAGCGGCAGGTATCTCAATGTCACTGGGTGCTATCATTAAGCGTCACAAGCGTACACTGATTAACTTTCAAGACTCGTTCTTACTGCCTTTTGTGACTAAAGCCGCCCACCGTTATATGCAGTTTACACCTGAACTGTATCCGGTACAAGACTTTAAATTTGTTGCTTCAAGCTCTTTGGGTATTATTGCTCGTGAATATGAAGTCACTCAGTTAGTACAATTGTTGCAAACAATGTCACCTGAGTCTCCAATGTATCCAATGTTGATTGAGTCAATTGTAGACAACATGAATCTGAGTAACCGTGAAGAAATTATTGAAGGGTTACGTCAAGCGAATCAGCCAAATCCACAACAACAAGAAATGCAACAGATGGCGATGCAGATGGAAATGGCTCAGAAGCAAGCAACAGTTGAAAACATTCAAGCACAAACCGCTGAAATTGTATCTCGTGTACAACAGAATCAAGTGGAAACAGAATTGCTCCCTTACGATACAGTTGCAAAGTTACCAAATGAATCTGATAAAGAGTTTCAACGCCGCGTTAAGTTAGCAGAGTTGTTGTTAAAAGAACGTGAGCTTGAGAGTAAAGAAGACATGGTTGAAATGCAAATGAGGAAATAATAAACATGGTTGTTACTCAAAAAGAGTTCCAAGAAATCATTAAACAACTAAATGATATCTTGACAAAACTCGATGAACGATTAAAAAAATTAGAAACTGCTCCAGTAAGCCGTACCACAAAAACTACCAAAAGTCAAGAAAAAGACTTGACAAATGAATAAAACTGTGGTATAATATTTGCATTAAAGAACAGGAGAAACTCTTTGAGTCCTGAAGAAGAAAAGTATTATGAAATTTATCTTGACTTATTTTTACATCCGGGTTGGAAACAATTCGTAGAAGAAGCTCAAGAAACTCTTGATACACACATTATTGAAGATATCAAGAGTGAAAAAGAATTATTCCTTTTGCAAGGACAACGTACAGCATTGTTAAACATTGTACGCTTTGAAACTGGAATAAAAAATGCATTTGATATGGAGTCTGAGGATGCTTAGGCGATATGATTTCAAATGTACCAACTGTCAACATATTGAAGAACAATGGGTAGACTCAGAAGATTTCTTTACTACCTGTCTTGAATGTGGTGACACCGCACAGCGGATAATCTCTAGTGTCCGAACACATTTCAAAGGTTCAGGTTGGCCTGATGCCGATGATGCGTGGGCTAAGGATCACGAAAGAGCCGCTAGACAATAACATATCCATAATGCTACGGCACGGAGTTTAACAATATGGCACGTTTTTTAGATGTAAGTCCCGAAGAACTAGAGGACGGAGAAGAATACTCACCTGTTGAAGAAGAGCAGACTCCTATTGAGGAACAACCTGCAGAACCAGAAGAGATTCAAGAAGCACAAGATGATGACATTCCTGAAAAGTATCAGGGTAAGGACATTAAGGATATTGTCCGAATGCATCAAGAGGCTGAGAAACTTTTAGGTAAACAATCTTCAGAGGTCGGAGAACTCCGTAAGATAGTTGATGATTTCGTTAAGACGCAGATAGAAGCCAAGAATAGCCCACAAGAAACTGTCGAAGACTTTGACATCTTTGACGATCCTGATAAGTACATTGATAACAAACTTGCTAATCATCCAAAGATTAAGGAAGCTGAAGAGCTTTCTCGTCAGATGAAACAAGCAGAGATTTTCAACAAACTACAATCTAATCATCCTGACTTTCGAGAGATTATTCAAGATGAGAAGTTTGGTGAGTGGGTTGCTAAATCAAAAGTGCGTACTGAATTGTACCAACGAGCAGATCAAAAGTTTGATTATGATAGTGCTGATGAACTTCTCACGTTGTGGAAAGAACGTCAGAACTTAGTTAAAGAAACTGTTGATATGCAAGAGACTGATCGTAAACGCCAATTGAAGTCAGCTTCAACTGGTAATGCGAAAGGATCAGGAGAGTCACCAAGTCGTAAAATCTATCGACGTGCTGATATTATTAAACTAATGCAAACAGACCCTAAGCGTTATCAAGCCTTAAGTGATGAGATCATGGCGGCATATGCAGAGGGTCGTGTCAAGTAACGTTAAGGAGTTATTAACATGGCACTTGGTACTAACCACGTCACCAATACTACTGGGGCTACTTTCATCCCAGAAATTTGGAGTGATGAAATTGTAGCGGCATACGAGAAGTCACTCGTACTTGCCAATCTTGTAAACCGTATGCCTATGACTGGCAAGAAAGGCGATACACTTCATATCCCTAAGCCTACTCGTGGCGATGCATCTGCTAAAGCGGCTTCAACTCAGGTAACACTGATTGCGGCAACTGAATCAGAAGTACAAGTCACAGTAGACAAGCACTACGAGTACTCACGTTTAATTGAAGACATTACTGATGTACAGGCTCTTGCTTCTATGCGTCAGTTCTACACTTCAGATGCAGGCTATGCTCTTGCAAAGCAGGTCGATACTGATCTCTTTACACTTGGCAAGCGTCTTGGAGACGACAACGGTTCTGGCACTGACTGGATTCACAGCAACTCATTCTACATGGATGCTTCTACGGGTCTCACAGCCTATGCAGTAGACACTGTAGTTCCTGCTGATATCTTCTCAGACTCAGGCTTCCGTGCCGCTGTCAAGCAGTTAGACGACAACGATGTTCCTATGGACAATCGCTTCCTCGTTGTACCACCTTCAGTCGTTCAGACTATCCGTGGTATTGATCGTTACAACTCTTCAGACTTCGTATCTGGACAGCCTGTAGCAAATGGAAACATTGGATCACTTTACGGTATCCAAATCTATGTTTCTACTAACTGCCCTGTTACTGAAACAGCCGCTGAAAACGCCGCTACTGGCGGTGGCGAGTTAAAGGCAGGTATCCTTGGTCACAAAGATGCTATGGTCTTCGCAGAGCAAATGGGTGTTCGCACTCAAACTCAGTACAAGCAAGAATACTTGGGTGATCTGTTCACTGCAGACACACTCTACGGTATTCAGGTATTGCGTCCTGAGTCAGCTTTGGCATTGATCTTCAACGCCTAAAGCAATCTAGGGGTCACATTCGTGGCCCCTTCTTTATTTCTAACTGGAGAGTGTAATGGCTATCTTTCGTGGTATTGGCGGTGCAGGTGATTCAACAACTGACGCTACAGTTACTGAGGTAACTCAGCAAGCAACTAACGCCGCCGCATCTGCAACAGCCGCCGCCTCTTCAGCATCTTCAGCCGCTACTTCAGCAAGTAATGCGGCGACTTCAGCTACTGACGCAGAGACAGCAAAAACAGACGCTGAAACTGCTCAGACTGCCGCAGAAGCGGCCCAAACCGAAGTAGAGGCTATTAGGGATAGCATTGAGTCGTTTTACCTAGGAGCAGAAGCTACAGAGCCTACAACAGACGATAACGGCGATGCTCTTACTGCGGGCGATTGGTACTTCAATACTACTGATAATCAAACCTACATTTATAATGGCACTTCATTTCAAGGTGTCTCCCCTGATTTACTAGGTGACATTACACCACAACTAGGTGGTAATCTTGATACTAACGGTAGTGACATTCTTGTTGCGGATGATGATAGTATTAAAATTGGAACAGGTAATGATTTAGTTTTATCTCATTCTTCATCGACTAATATTTCTACTCTTGCGACATCTTCTGCTTCTGATGTGTTTCAAATCAAGGGAGGAACAAGTGCGTATTTTCAAGGTCATCTTGGTTATGCAAAACTGTTTGGTAATACCAGTGTTAAATTAGAAACAACTTCAACTGGTGTAGATGTTACTGGTACTGTTAATGCTGACACTTATACAGGCGGTAACGTATCTAATTGGGATACAGCATATGGATGGGGTGACCACAGTACAGCAGGATACTTAACACAGGTTATTGACGATACTAGCCCTCGCCTTGGAGGTTCGTTACTTACTAGCAATAATAATATTACTTTTGCTACTAACGATAAAGCTCAGTTTGGGCCATCACTTGCTCTTAAAATTTATCATGATGGGTCAAACAGTTATATTACGGATTCGGGTATTGGTAACCTAAAAATAGTAGGTAGTCAGATTGATCTACTTGGTGGTGCTGATGGTGCGGAAACAATGGCAACTTTTGTTGATGATGGGGCTGTTACGCTTTATTACGACAATGGAGCAAAACTCGCCACAACCTCCACAGGCGTTGATATAACAGGCACAGTTACTACAGATGGATTCACTGTTAATGATTACTCACTTCCTTCAGCCGATGGTACTAACGGTCAGGTACTGACAACTAACGGTGCAGGTACGCTGTCGTTTGCTGATGCGTCCACTGTAGCGGCTCTAAATGATCTAACAGACGTATCTACCACTGGCATTGCTGATGGTCAAACCATTGTGTACAACTCAGGCACATCATCGTTTGAGCCGGGTACTGCAGGTGGTAACACAGCCGTTGTAGGTTGGGAAAATCAGGTTACAGTAGCAGAAAACTACACAATAACTTCAGGTAACAACATGGTAAGTGCAGGGCCGATCACGATTGATACAGGCTACACAGTCACAGTACCAACAGGATCAAGATGGGTGGTGGTGTAAGATGGCAGTAACGATTAACGGTACAACAGGGATTACTACTCCTGACATTGATTCGGTAGACGCAACATTTACAGGCACAGTAAGTGGTGCTGTTCCTGCCGCCATTGACGTAAATGCTTCTGCACCCGCTGATTCAGTGGTGATTGATTCCAGTGGTAACTTAGGTGTCGGTACAACTAGCGATGGATCAATCGGTCATTTTAAAAATGCAACTGGTAACGCCACGCTTAAAGTTGAAGGCGGCACAACTGCGGGGAATGATGCTTACGCTAATATAGAAATTGGTAACACAACAGGCACAAGCGGTATTTTCTTTAGTGACACAACCAATGGTGTAGGCCGTATTACATACGAACACAACGGCGACTATATGCGTATGTATACTGGATCAACAGAACGTATGCGTATTGATTCAACGTACATATATTTCAGTACAACAGAATCCAATCCGACTACAATTACAAATGGCGGCGGAATGGCGTATCACGTTCCTAGTGGATTAAAAATTGCCGCCGCACAAGATACTTGTCTACGTTTAAATAGAACAGAAAACAGTTCAGGTAATATTGCTTCATTCTTCTTTGACGCAACTGAAGTTGGCCGCATTACTGTCAACGGTTCTTCTACCTCCTATGTAACATCATCAGATTATCGTCTCAAAGAGAATGTAGTCGATATGACTGATGCGATTACCCGTGTGAAGCAGTTATCTCCTAAACGCTTCAACTTTATTGCCGATGCAGATGACACCACAGTAGATGGTTTCTTAGCACATGAAGCACAAACTGTTGTGCCTGAAGCCGTAGAAGGTACGCATAATGAAGTAGACGTTGACGGCAATCCAGTAATGCAGGGTATTGACCAAGCCAAGCTAGTACCACTACTGACAGGTGCATTGCAGGAAGCCATTGCAAAGATTGAAACACTTGAAACAACTGTCGCAGACTTGCAGACACGAGTCACAGCACTGGAGGCTACGCCATGAGCCAACTCAACGTAGATACAATCAAGAAAGCTGACGGCACAGGCAACCTCAGTGTCCCTGCTGAGACAGGTACGGTGGTGACCACTGCATCTCCATCGTTGGGGCGCAGACGAATCACGATCAATGGAGATATGAGAATTGCTCAACGTGGGACCAGTGCGACTGGCGTTACTAGCTCTGGCTATACAACAGTAGATAGGTTTAACTGGCTCAGTGCGTTAGATGATGAAGTCACCCTAAACCAATCGTCAGAATCACCGGATGGATTTTCAAATAGTTTTCATGTGGATGTCACTACTGCCGATGCAGATGTTTCAGGAGTTAGTGATAGGGCAGGGATTACATACGCAGTTGAAGCGCAAGACTTACAACATTTAGGGTATGGTACTGCTTCAGCGCAAGCTATGACTTTATCTTTTTGGATTAGATCATCAGTTACAGGAACATACTCTGTTGGTTTTTATCAGCCTGATTCCGCTAGATTTTACTCAAGCACATACGTTGTGAATTCTGCTGATACTTGGGAACAGAAAACAATCACTATATCCGGAGATGCTTCTGGTCAAATTGACAACAATAATGGCTCAGGCTTGACAATGTATTTTTGGTTAGCGGCTTCATCAACTTACACTTCTGGTTCAGGCGACACTTGGAGTGCAAGCGGAAGTGAATGGGCGGCAGGACATAACGTCAATGTTCTAGGTGATGCGGCAAACAACTTCTACATCACCGGAGTCCAACTAGAAGTCGGCTCTGTTGCGACACCTTTTGAGCATCGCTCATACGGGGAGGAGCTTGCGTTGTGTCAGAGGTATTACACAGAGTTTGGTAACCACACTGTTTTTGCAGGAAGAGCCTACGGTTCTGCCGACCTGTTAATTTCTGCGGTATGCCCAGTTCCTCTCAGAGCATCTCCAACTGTTGGCGGAAACGGAGATATGAGTGTATATGGAGCATCTGTAAATGATGCCGTAGCCATGTCTGCCGTAGGAGTTTTTCAGTTTACGGCCAACACAAATAAGGTTGCTCTTGATATAAATACTTATTCGGGTCTTACTGATAACAGAGTGGCAAACACAGGCATTACAAACTCTGGAACACTTACTTTAGATGCGGAGCTATAGATGAATATTACTTCAGCACAGTATCATGCTATTGGTGGTGAAAACATTTTGGTCAGGGCGACTATTGACGGGCAACAACTGTCAGTCCCACTCGACCCTTCCAACCGCCACTACGCAGAAATCATGCGTCAGGTTGAGGCGGGTGAGCTAACCATACAGGATGCGGATGACTGATGGACATGATGATCTGGAACATTGTTCTGTCCGCACTCATCACACTGGTAGGCTGGTTCGGTGTACA